ATTGGTTCATACACAGGAACTGGTAAGAACATTTACATCTGGGGTATTCAAGCAGAAGCCCGTAGAACTTTAACCGCATACACCGCAACAACAACACAACCCATCACAAACTACATTCCCGTTCTACTAAGTGCGGGTGGTAATCAAGCAAGGTTTGACCACAACCCTACTACTGGGGAGTCGTTGGGATTGTTGATTGAAGAACAAAGAACGAATTTTTTTACTTACTCATCACAGTTTGACAATGCGGCTTGGACAAAAGTTGGGACAACAATAACTCCTGATGCGATGGTTGCACCTGATGGAACATTAACTGCTGACGCATTTATTAGTTCTGCAACAACTGCGGCTCATTATTTAAATTTGGTAACACCATCATTGACATCAGGAACTGCTTACACATCAAGTTTTTATGCAAAAGCCGCAGGATATAACTTTGTAGCCGTGGCTTCAATATCAATTTCTAGGGTGGCAAATGCACTTTTTGATTTGTCGTTAGGTACTGTTGTTAGCACAACTGGAACCGCTACGATTACATCGGTTGGGAATGGTTGGTATCGTTGCACAGCCACATTAACTTCACCATCAACAGGCAGTGATGTCTTGGCTATTGCTCTTGCTGATACAAATGCAGGCGGCTATGTTCCAACGTTTACGGGCAATGGATATTCAGGGGTTTTGCTTTGGGGCGCACAATTCGAGCAAGGCGCATTTGCCTCATCCTACATTGCAACAACTTCAGCAAGTGCTACAAGAACGTCAGATGATGCAAGCATATCGGGCATCAACTTTAGTAGTTGGTGGAATCAAAATGAAGGTACTTATTACATTGAAAATAGTTATGGTGGGTTTGACAATCAACCAATTGCACTATGTGACCTAGATTTAACTGGTGGAAATGCTTGGGTTTATGCTTCTGGTGCGGGTGTTTTATCTACTTTTTATGCTTCGCCCGTTAGCCTTGCTATAAATAGTAGTGTCTCGGCATCAATGAATATAAATTATCGTTATGCAACTGCTTTTAGTCCTACTGGTAAAGCGGTTTCTGCCGCAAATACATCGGCAGTAGTTTCTGCTAACACTGCTAATCCTAAACCATCTACGGGTATATTTATAGGAAGATACAGTAATGGTTACTATATAAATGGGCGCATTAAAAAGATTGCTTATTACCCAATCCGTGTAACCAATACACAATTGCAAGCCCTAACTTCATAAGGTATCAAAATGGATTACAGATTCACATTCACCGATGAAGCCCAATGGGTAGAACTTGCCGATGCAAATGGTTGGGTTCAATACGAATACGAACCGCAAGTTCCTACACCTATTGACGAACCGCAACCCGAACCCGTTGTTATACGCAAATGGATTGCTTACCCTGACATTGACTTTGTGGTTATTGGTACGGTGTACGAACCATTGCCGCCTACACCGCTTGATAAACCGCCGCCTACGCCTATTCCTTACGATGGCTATGCGGTCAACATTCGGTTTAACAACGGTTCTGTTTTGCCCGACAACTTGGTTGCATTTGTTATTGAACCCGCTAACCCTCAATACACTTTTGCGGGTGGTTGGGAACAAGGGGCAATCTAAATGAACGAAACGGAAGCAAGGTTAGATAGCCATGAAGCCGTTTGCACATTGCGTTATGAAATGCTTTGTGCGCGGCTTAAACGGCTAGAAGGCGTATTGATAAAGGCTTGCGGGGCTATGCTTATTGGCATGGCGGGCGTGATTTATTCATCTTTGGTACATTTGAAATGAAAGATTACGCCGTTGCATTTGTTGCGGCGGTTTGCATTACGGCATTTGTTATTTTTTGCACATACATCATTGCATGGGCAGGGTGGTAGTAAATGCGTTGGTTGCTTGTGGTTTTTCTATCAGCATCACAAGCGGCATCTGACAAGACAGAATATCGTTGTATCCGATGGGCATGGTCGGGTGATGTTTATAACCGAAAGGTTGTTTGCCTTGAATGGGTGAAAGTTGTACGGAAATGATAGACCCCATAACCGCATTAGAAGGGCTACAGAGTGCCATAGCAGTAGTTCGTAAAGCCGCCAAGATTGCAAACGATTTAGGCGGTTTAGCGGGCGTTGTTGGCAAACTATTTGATGCGCGTAGCCAAGCGACCAAGGCTATGCTTGAAGCAAAAAGGTCGGGCAACAAATCCAACTTTAGCGTTGCAATGCAAATTGAAAATGCGTTGATGGAAACCGCAAAGTTGGAATCCCAACTTCAATTGCTTTATATGCAAACGGGAAACATAGACGTTTGGAATAAGATAAAAGCCCGCGCCGCTGAAATGGATAGAGATGATGCCATAGCCGCCCGTAAAGCCAAAGAAGAAGAACAACGCCAAAAGGATTTAGAAGCAGAACAAATGCAATGGGCGGTTGCTATTGTTGTTCTTGTTATGTTGGTTGGCGCGGTAGGTTGGGGGCTTACACAAATTGCCGAACTATGCGCTACGACAAGGTGCGGGCGGTGAATGAGTACCAAAAACAATTTGACCAATTTCTTAAAATCTTTGTTAGGTTATGTATCGTGATATGGGTGCTTGGTTTGCTGAAGTTCATTCCTGATTCTTTAGCAGATAAGATTGTTGATAAACTTCTTGGAATGATTGGACTGTAATGCTATCTTTATTTTCTACCCTTGGCGGTTTGTTAATTTCAGGTTTGCCAAAACTATTAGATTTTTTCCAAAACAAAGATGACCAACGGCACGAACTGGCATTGGCGCGGGTTCAAGTTGAACTGCAATTGCAAATGATGGCGCAAGGTTTTGCCGCACAAGAACGCATCGAAGAAATCCGCACAGACCAAATTGCCATGCAAACCGACGCTCAGATGACAGAAGCGGCTCTAAAGCATGATGAGAAAATCATGGAAAAGGCAAGCACTTGGGTGGTTAATTTTGTAGGCACTGTGCGACCAATTGTCACGTACATATTTATCTTTGAACTATGCGCTATCAATGCGTGGATTGCGTATTACGTTTATAGCCGCCCCAGTTTAGTGACAAACATGGATGATTTAATCCGTGTATCAGATATTATTTTCTCAAGCGATGAAATGGCAATGCTTGGGGGAATTATTGGGTTTTGGTTTGGCTCACGTTCATGGGCGAAAAAATGAAAATTAGTAAGGCTGGCGAAAATTTGATGCATTTTTTTGAAGGCTATCGAACGCGCCCGTACCGATGCAGTGCCGCAATTTGGACAATCGGTTGGGGTCACGCAATGTATAGCGACCAATTAAACCTGCCAAACGTGCGCAAAGAGGGTTACACAGGGCTTATCAGGTCGGACTATCAATTAAAAGAGGAAGACAATCGTGTTTGGTCTAAAGATGAATTGGTCGATTTGTTCAAGATTGACATCAATATTTTTGAACGTGGTGTTCTTCGACTTTCTCCTGCTCTTGTTAATCATCAAAGCAAATTCGACGCTGTTGTTTCTTTTGCGTACAACGCAGGTTTAGGAAATTATCAACGGTCAACCATTCGAATAAAAGTAAACCGCGGTGAATGGGATGACGCGGCTACTGCGTTTATGTCATGGACAAAAGCGGGTGGCAAAGAAGTGAAAGGGTTAGTCAAACGCAGACAAGCGGAACGCGCATTGTTTATTAGTTAATTCGTATGAATGTCGTGTTTGTTAAATCAAGCAATTCGTGTTCGCTGATGCCGTAATGTCGTTCAAAGCCTTTGTGCCCAAGCCCATGAACACCCGTGTTACCGCGATGATGTTCTGGGCATAAACCGATAACAGGGGCGTTGTCGCGTTTACCGCCAAATCGCCTGATGTGATGGATTTCACACGGCGTTTGTCCAAGGTCAAGGTATCGGCATAATATGCACCCAAGTGATGCGACTTGTTCATAGTGTTTCTTTGTAATATTTTTCATCAAATGGCATTAAGGAAGTTTGCGGAACAGAATAAAAAGAACCTCGACCAATGTCTTTTAGATTATCGGGATGCAAGAATCGTTCTCGCCCAATCCATCCGACAATCCGAACGTGAGATGGATGAATTTCTGTTAAGACAAAAAAGGCGGCTGGTTTTGCGTCAGAGTTTTTCACAGCGTTAAGATTCCCGCCCATTGTTTTAGTGCTTTTAACTTCTAACGGTTTGCCATCACGTAAAGTTAAATCTGCACCAAATTGCCTAAAATCGCAATTTAAATCAAACGATAAATTAAGCGTCTTGGCAACAGCGTATTCCGTTAATACGCCATCAATACACATTTGCATTGGGTTTTGCGTAGCATCTTGCCTATTATCCGGTACGTGCTGTGCGGTAATTTTGTAACGCATTTCGCCTATATAACGGCAAATATCATATTCGGTCTGCGTAAAATAAACGTTTAAATATCGCTTGTTATGGTTGGTCATGTGTTTTTTTCCTTAACCCATGTGCAATCAAAACATACTTTCATCATCCAACGCACAAACCAATTTGGTTCGTATCCTTTTACTGGTCTGTAAGAAATACCTTTTCCTTTACGACCACCAAACAAATGGCAAACCCATTCAGACCTTTCAGGCACATAAAATGTATATTCACCCTCTGCTCTAAAAAATTTACTTCTGTCTTCGTCATCAAAGTGAATTGTTCCGTTTGTTGGTTGTTCAGTCATGCTTGTCCCCTTGCTCGGATGTCGTTAACAATTTCAAACGCCCATACTGGTGATGTGTATTGCCACGCCTCGTTTTCAACAATCTTTACACACGCCTCACGCTCATGCTGTGCTACTAACTTGGCAAAATCTAACAATTTTTTTTTGTTATTTTCAAGTTCATTTATTGGTAAATAATTTAATTCTGCGCATCTAGCCATTTCAAAAATTTCATCTTGAGTCATGTTGTCGCTCTCCCTTCTGCACGTGCTGATGATTCCAAACTGCGCCACACTTCAATTTTTGCTTCTGCCGCAATCATTAGCCAACGCAGTCGTTCGCATTTGGCAACGGCTTGTTCCAATGCAATCAAATGCAATTTGTAATCAGGGTGTGAATAAGCGTATGTTTCTTTTGCTGATTCGGTGCGTTCGCTAGATGAAGCCATAAGCGACGCTTTAACTGTCTTGCGATACTCAGTCATGTACACGACGTTTGCTTTAGCCTGTGCGTATTCTGATGCGTTGTCGCGTATGAAATCCAGTGCCTTAAACGGGCTGATGTCTTGTTCTGTCATGATTCGTTTCCTTTTGTTGAATGATTGCGGTGTAATACTGTTTTGGCATGGGTGCTTTTTTGTCCAACAAATCTCGGAACCATTCAGCCCCGCCAAGTTGATTAAAAATAATCCATTGCCTGTCTGACATTCGTATTTGTCTACCTATAAGTTTTTCGGGTGGTTTGGGTCTTGGCATTTACAACTCTTGAACTGTGACGCGATATTGTTTGCCAAACATATCCAATACATCAATTGTTTTTGTGGTGGAACAAAATTCGCCAAATTCGCCAAGGTCAAATTGCACCATGCCAACTTGGTCAATCAAACATTCGGTATCTCTGTTTATCAACGTTTGATGTATTAGATTGGCTATGTAATCGCAATACGCCAGTTTTAATGTTTTGCTCATCATGATTTCCTTTTTAAAGATGCCAGCATTTCACGCTCGGCTTGAGTTGGGGGTCGGGTTGTTTTTTCATCTGCTTTAATTTTTTCAAGCGCAGGGTCAGGCTCATTGTTCATCGGCACTGTGAGCCTTGCAACGTCATACAAATTTGGTTTTGCCGCTTTGCTGTTGCGTACCCAATTGCGCCATGTTGCCGACCAATCAAGTTTTACGCCTTTTTGCCCCGCTTGTGCAATCCAATAATCTTTAAATTGTTCGGCGACTTGCCTAATGTTTAAATCGGGTCGTTCCGTTTGTGCCCATTCACCCAATGATTTTGTCAAAACCCAATCTTGAGCGAGGCGTGTGCCGCGCTGTGACTTATTAATTGTTTTATGGTTTATGTTTGTTGTTTCTTGTTTAAGGTTATTTTGGGTTTGGTTTGGGTTAACGGTGGGTTTCGTTTGGGTTTTCTTTGGTCTGCCACCCTTGCTACCATTGGCTTTTTGCTTTGCCATGTATTCGTGATAACTGCCAATTTCAAGGTCTGCACGATGATTTTTGTACCCATCGGCAGTTAATTCAAAAAATTCATTCAATACGTTTTGAACAACATCCGTATCCAAACGTAACCTACGAGAAACCCATGGGATGTCGTTGGGTATTGGCTTTTCTGAATCGTAATAAAAATCCAGCAAACGTCGATATGCTAAATCTTCCAACGGCAAAAGATGAATGGTGTTTTTGATGTAATCACCAACATTAAATTGATAGTAGTGCATTGCACTCTCCGCAAATCTCCCAAAAAAGAAACAACGGCAGACGGGGAGTACGCTTTTCGACATGGGGATCAATCCATGCCTAGCCGTGTTTCACACAACTATAAACGGAAATGTATTACGGCACAAGTGTTTGAATAATTATTTTTGCCGCGCCCCATTTGATAACGTTTTTTCTTTCAACGTGTAACACATCAATTTGTCCATCATCGTCAAACACGCCACATTGACACAATGCGTCAAGCGTCGATTTCACCACGTTGTCAATGTCACGTATGCGTTTATCGGGCGGGTACAACTCAATTGTTATGTGAAGCCTTTTGTTTGCAAAACCATCATGACCATTACGCGTAAATTCTGCATTAACAGCCGTTTTAAACAACGTTGCGCGTGACGTAAGAAAACGCCTTGACCCTTTAAAACCCCAATACGTATTGACGCTTGGGGGAAACGGGATGGTTAAATTTAAAGCGTCACGTGTCATATATTGTAAATTTGTGTATAATACATTCAGCACAATGGGTGCTATGTTTAACAACGGAGTAATTATGAGTAGAGTATATGACCAATGGCTTGACAACCGCAAACACGAATCAGACGAATTCATGCACGAATTTGAAATGCGCACACAACGGCATTTGCAAACTGATTGGAATCCCCAAAATTACGAAATGTTTATGGATGCGTTATTTGACGCAAACCTTGAACCGTACAAAACCCGATTAACAGAAGCCATTACAAGAGGCCACATGGGTGCATTGGAGATTGGCACAATCATTTGTGACATGGTTCACGATTATTGTGAAGATAAGGCAAAACAATTAGCAAAGCAAGAAATGGGGCAATCATGAAAACATTTATTGAATTACGAAAAATCAACGTCAACCCGCACGTCGAGAAAAAAGGCAATTTGTCATACCTATCATGGGCATGGGCAGTTGATTATTTATTGCAAGAAGACCCGACCGCACATTGGGGTTTCCATGAGCCAAGTTATTTTGGTGAAACCGTGATGGTGTCATGCACTGTAAACGCGATGGGTAAATCCATGTATATGCATTTGCCTGTCATGGACAACAAAAACAACGCCATAAAAAACCCCGACGCACGCAAGATTTCAGATGCAATGATGCGCTGTTTAGCCAAATGCATTGCGACGTTTGGAATTGGTTTATATGTGTATGCGGGCGAAGATATTCCGGCTGTTGACATACCCGAAGAAGAAACAATTGAAGTTGATGTAATGATTACGGCAATCATGGCATCGCCTACGCTTGAGCAATTACGCGAGATTTATTTTGCCACAGTTAAAACAGCACGCGGTAATCAAGACACCATGAAGCAATTGGAAGCCGCTAAAAACGCACGCAAACAAGAATTAACCGAGGCGGGCATTAATGAATAAGCAGTTATACATTGACATTGAGCAAGGCTCAGACGAATGGAAACAAGCGCGTTTGGGTCACGTTACAGCCAGCAACATGGCAGACGTTATGTCCAAAGGCAAAGGCAATGCTGAAGCCGTTGGGCGTTACAAATACAAAGTCAAATTGGTTGCCGAACGTTTAACAATGACAACGGGTGAATCGTTTACAAATGCGGCTATGGAATGGGGCGTTGAACAAGAACAATTTGCGTGCATCGAATACGAGGCGGCTAAAAACGTTTTTGTTGAACGCACAGGCTTTTGGTTGCACCCAACGATGCCGTGGCTTGGCGTGTCACCAGACCGCCTTGTTGGCGACGATGGCTTGATTGAGGTGAAATGCCCCAACACTACAACGCACCTCGGTTATTTGTTTGACAACAAAATACCGCCTGAGTATTACAAACAAATCCAATGTCAATTGTGGGTCACGGGTCGCCAATGGTGCGACTTTGTGTCTTACGACCCCCGACTGCCAAAACGCAATCGCTTGTTGATTGTGCGTGCAGACCGAGATGAAAATCTCATCAAAGAGATGGAAACCGAAACGATAGCGTTTTTGGGCGAAATCAATCAATTAATCATTAAATTGGAAGGCTAATCATGGCTGTAAATAAATTCATCGGCATTGGCAATTTGGGCAAAGACCCCGAAATGCGGTTTATGCCCGACGGAAAAGCGGTTTGTAATTTTTCAATTGCAATCAGCGAAAAATACAAAGACAAATCGGGCGAATCCAAAGAGGTAACCGAATGGGTCAACGTGGCGTTGTTTGGCAAATTGGCTGAAATTGCTGGCGAATACCTAAAAAAAGGTTCAAAAGTTTACGTTGAAGGAAAAATGAAAACGGAAAAATATTCCAAAGATGGCATTGACCGCCACACAACCAAAATCATTGGTGAAAAAATGGAAATGTTAAACAGCAAAAGCGAAAGTGTTGACACGCCACGGGCACAAACAAAACCCGTAGAAACATTTGAAATGGATGATGACATTCCATTTTAAATAATGCACAATGCAATTGAGTGCGGTTGCCATTGCGCTCGTTGGTTCAAGGGGGATGCTGAAAAGTGTCTCCCTTTTTTTTCACCATAAAACGTCATGTAACCCCACCCCGCACCCGCATTACCAGTTTTGACGCAAGCAATTTGGTCTGAAGACAAAATGTTTCATTGTGTAATAAGTGTTGTATTTTCAACAGAAACGCACATTTTTTTGCCAAATATGCCAGAAACGCGGTTTTTATATATAATACTATTCATGACACAACGTCATACATTAATCATCTAAAAGGAAATAAATCATGACACACGTAGAAATCATCCCAACAAAAACTTACAAAACTGCCGCCAACGCACACGCCGCAGTTGCCAAAAAAATCAGCCCTAATTTAGAACAGGCTCATTTGGGTGCTATCCGTTACATCGTGACACAGCACACAGATGGTCGTTTTTACCCATTGTTTATTGGTATCAATGCATTGAACTATGGCATCCACTTTCACTTCAACGTAATCAATTAATAACAGCAACGGGGGTGAAAGCCCCCCATTTTTAAACATTTAAAAGGAAATTAATCATGATGAAAACAAATCACCCCGAAGTTTTAACAAATCTTCAGCACACAGAATTTAATTTTTCTGATGCAATTAAATTGATGTCGTTGCATGGCAGTCCATTTGAAAAAGCAATGGCAACAGCGTATCAATCGCTTGATACATACAGCCGTCGTCGTTTATTAAACGAATTAAGCCATGTTTTTTTGCCTTGGATGTAATACATCACGGATATTTGATATAATACTTTCACGACACAAGCAAATGTCGTAATTTTTTAAACATTCAAAAGGAAGCAATTATGAAAAAAGAATTTACAAGACATGGCGGGGCATTTGACCGCGGACAAGCCGACAAATATTATGGTCGCGCTTTTGCTCCACATTTTTACAAAGGCGATTCATTACAGTCTGAGTTGATTACCAATTTGGATGCCGAGGCATTAGCCGCTTATACAGAAGGCTACAACGAACAAATTGACCAAAAAGATTGGGGTTCATTATGAAATTTATTAAACAATTTGCAATTTGGGTTTTACAAGGACTTATCGGCTTAGTGTTTGTAATAGGCGCTGCATTATTCTTAATTGAATATATGGCCGGATGTGGTGAGCATTACATCGATTCCAAAGGCGTTAGCCACGCCAACCAATGTTTTTTTATCAATCGTTAATTATTTAAAAGGAAATTAATCATGGCACACGAACTTACAATCCGCGCTGACGGCTACACAGAAATGGCTTTTGTGGGGGCAACCCCTTGGCATGGTCTGGGTCAAGCACTTGACCAAAACGCCACCATCGAACAATGGCGCGTTGCCGCTGGTATGGATTGGACTATTGAATCATCGCCCGTTTGTTTTATGCCTCACGGTTTTTATGGTGACATTGTAAATTTTCCCAAGCAAAACGTATTGTTTCGCAGTGACAATGAACAACCATTGTCCGTTGTGTCCGACCGTTATCAAATTGTTCAACCCGCCGATGTATTGGAATTTTTCCGTGATTTGGTCGAGGAATCAGGTTTCCGCTTGCATACAGCCGGCACATTGTTTGGTGGCAAGCGTTTTTGGGCATTAGCCGAAACGGGCAAATTTGGTGAAGTTTGTGATGGCGATGGCGTTGGTGGCTTTTTATTGTTGTCCACATCCGCAGACAAATCATTGGCAACGACTGCCCGTTTCACCAGCGTGCGTGTCGTGTGCAACAATACATTGTCATTGTCAATGCAAGACAACGCGCACTGCGTGTCATTTACACACGCCCGCAAGTTTGACCACGAATTAATGAAATCAAAATTGGGTGCGGCTGTAGCATCGTTTGATGGATTTATGGAAATGGCTAAACACCTTGAACGTCAACGTATTACAACAACGCAAGCAGATAATTTCATTAAGCGTATTTTTTTCACGGCAGACCAATTGCAACAGCCAAATTTTAATTTGGAAAAAAATCGCACGTACAACAAAATTTTGGATTTGTTTAAAGGCGAGGCAAAAGGTGCTGAATTGGTCGGCGACACAAAATGGGCATTGCTTAATTCCGTAACTGAATATTTTGACCATCATCACCCATCACGCACAAATGATGCTCGATTAAACAATACATGGTTTGGCAATGGCGACGCAATAAAAAATCGTGCTGTTGCTGTTTTAACGTCTTGACAGATATTACATAACTGCCATAATCCCCTCATCTAATACATGAGGGGTTTTTTATGGCAAATGCGGCAACAAAAATACGAAACGTTTTTACATCAGCAGAAACACCATTGACATTAACTGATATACGTCATGCGTTGCCGGAATTGAAATCAAGTCAAATTTCAATGGGACTTTGCTACTTTATGCGTCAACGATACATGACGCGTGAACCAATAAAAAATGAACAATCACGTGGTCGCAAGACAGTTTGGCTTTATACGTATCATTTAACAAAATTGCCAAAACCCGAAATAATTGTATGACCTCAATACAAGTGGGCGAAGTGTGTCGGGATTGCACGTATGCGAAAACAAAGCAATATCATGGCGGCTATTCGTTTACTTGTTATGGGTGCAAACAACGATTGTTGCTTGAGGAGCCATGCAAAATGATGCGTGAAATGTTGTCGTTATCATTGCGTAAATGGGGCAATGTTCCCGAATGGAAAATTGAACCAAATTGCGGTTGCATCAAATCGTGCAAACGCAGACAATATCAAAAACAGGGGTAATGTATGCCAATTAGCAAAAAAGCAGACGGATGGTATTGGGGCGGTAAAGGACCATTTGCAAGCAAACAAAAAGCAATTCAAGTCGGACAAGCCGCACACGCATCCGGTTTTAAAGAGGAAGCAATTATGGACAATCAATTAATTGGCACATTTGTTAGCACATTGTTGCACTCGGCAACATTGACTCATTTAATGCATTTTAAAACGTTGTCATATTCAGAACACGTTGCTCTTGCCGGCTATTACGATGAAATTCCGGATTTGGTTGATGGGCTTGTGGAATCAATCCAAGGCGCGTACGAAGTCATCATTGAACCATATCCATCAATGTTCCGCACAGGCGATGCTGAACCATTGGCATATATGATAAGCCTACGCGATTACGTGCGAAATTATCGCGGTGAAATGCCACAAGACAATGAAATCCAAAACGAAATTGACAACGTGGCAAATTTGCTTAATACAACCGTGTACAAATTAAAATTTTTAAAATAATTAACACAAACAAGATATGACAAAATTAGCAATCAAATACAAAAAAACAACCGAACTTACAGCATACGCAAAAAACTCACGCACGCACAGCGATGAGCAAATTGCGCAATTGGTGGCAAGCCTACGTGAGTTTGGGTTTACAAATCCGATATTGATTGACGCAAAAAACAGCATCATTGCCGGTCATGGTCGGCTAAAAGCGGCTCAAGAACTTGGTTACGAAACCGTACCCACAATTGAACTTGGCGAATTAACCGAACAACAACAACAAGCGTACATCATTGCTGACAACAAATTAGCATTAAACGCGGGTTGGGATAATGAATTGCTTTTATTTGAAATCCAACAATTGCAAAACGCTGGATTTGACGTTTCATTGATTGGTTTTAATGTTGATGAATTAAAGGCATTAAATTTTGACGATGCTGAAATTGACGAAGATTTTAAAGAGCCATCCGATGACAGCCGTAATACATTGTTAATTGAATGTACAGGCGAACGTGAATTGGAAACGCTTTATGAAGAAATGCAAAAGCGAGGTTTTGAGTGCAAAATTATGAGTTAACCCTTGCATCGCCTGTAGCCAAATCATTTCGCGCAATTAAAGCCGCAAACAGTCTCGATATTGATGCTGAAAAAAAATCAACGCATCATTTTCAAGTCAAGGCCGACATACAAAGCCCATACAGCATAGGTTTAATCGTAGGCGCGTCAGGAAGCGGTAAGACGACGTTGGCAAAGCATATATGGGGTAATGAGTGCTTTAATGAAATACTCGACCCACAACGCCCAATTATTGAGCAATTTCCCGAATCAATGTCATACGACCAATGCGCGGAAATGTTATGTGGCGTTGGTTTAACAAGCGTACCATGTTGGATACGACCCGCATACACGTTATCCAATGGTCAAAAGGCACGTGCGGAATGCGCGTTACAAATGGCGCGTGAAGATGGCATGATTGTCATTGACGAATGGACAAGCGTTGTTGACCGAACCGTTGCCAAAGTCATGAGCCATTGCATACAAAAACACGCACGCAAAACGGGCAAGCGCATTGTATTATTGTCATGCCATTACGACGTTGTTGAATGGTTAAACCCTGATTGGGTCATTGACGCTAATAAACAGACGTACACCGACCGGAGGTCACTTTGGCGAGATTATCAACGCACAGAACGGCTTGAATTCAACGTATATGAGACCGATAGGCACACATGGCGTTACTTTAGCCGTTATCATTATTTAAGCGAGAATTTAGCGGGTGGCAAGCAATTGTTTTATGGCTTATGGGATGGCTCAAATCAAATTGGCTTTTTAGCCTTTTCCAATTACGTGCCACATCGCGCTGGCACAATGATGCAATTACATTTCAATCGTCTTGTAATACACCCCGATTATTGTGGGTTTGGTTTGGGCATACATTTTTTAAACAAATGCGCCAAATTGGTACATGAGAAAAATTATGAGGTCATGGGCAAGTTTTCAAGCATACCCGTGTACAACGCGTTAAGGCGCGACCCCAAATGGCGATTGAACGCTGTGATGCGTCAACATAAGATAAGCGTTGGTGGCAATATGCAACGTAAGGATGGTTTTAGAAAAGACGTTAAAGCGTGGTCATTTAAATATGCCAACGATACCAATTAACACCAAATGCGCAACGTTAGGATGCCCTCACTTAAGGTCAAAGTTAAACGGGTATTGCTTACAACATGGTGGTCAAGACCAACGCGTGTTCAATCAAAAATACAATAACACGCAAGCGCGTAAAGAATTCAACGCCAAATACAATACGCGTCAATGGCAAGCGTTACGTCAAATACAATTAAGTAAAAACCCTATATGTGCAGGGTGCAACGCAAACGGCATCATTACCCCTGCAAACGTTGTTGACCATTTGTTTCCATGGTCTCAAATAAGCGAACAGGCATTTTTTATTAATCGCTTTCAAAGCCTATGCGTTACCCATCATGCAGAAAAGACCCAATTGGAACAAAGGGGCATATACAGGGCATACGGCAACCCATGTATTGATTACAAACAAGGCGATTATTTGCGTGTAATGGGCGTTTAAAGCCCGATTGCGGTTGAAACTTAAATATCTATGTCACCAAAAGAG